ACGCTTAACTTTATCACCGATACTACCAAGTTGTGCTAAATTGTTATCTCTCGATACATCAGCTAAATTTTTTAATGCTGTAGAAAAAGTTTTTAAACTGCCAACACCATTAAGATTATTTTTTAAATTTCCTAATGAACCAGCTAATTTGTCTATTTCTCCACTAGCATTACTGGCATTACTCTCTATTTCAATGCTCAGTTTGTCTATTTCCATTGACATTTTAGATAACCTCCTTCCTTAAAAAAATTTAAGGCTCTCGGTCGGCTCATTATTTAAATTGATTTACAAAATTTTTCATCCATACTTCAGCTCTCGCCGATTCTTCTTCTACTAAATCTTCTTTAGCTTTTACTGCATTGAACTGATACGGTTTCTCTGTATATTTTGCTGGTGATTTTCCTTTATCTCTGCACCACACATTATATACAACTGTACTTACAGCATCGTATATGTACATTCCTTGAATCCATGCATCTGTGTTATTTCGTTCATTGCGCAGTTTGTCAGCTTCTCGATAGTATTTAGCAAGTGAAGGATCGTTTTCCCAAAACTGCTCATATGTCATTCCAATACTTAAATAGAATGGAAAAACTTCGTAAAACGTTTCTGTAAATGTTTTTGAGGACGGTTCTTCTAAAATGTCGCCGTCCACTTGATCGCGTTTTTTTCTGTACTATCCTCAAATAAAGTATTTAATGTTTCCATTGCCATTTCACTTAATTTGTTGTACATTTCGTTTTTATCAGTAAACAATTCAAACATTTCTTCAATCAATTCTTTTGATGTGCGTTTATGATTTGCAAAGAAAGCATATTCAAATAATTTAGGTAAGATTGTAACTGGTTTTTTATCCAAGTCAGTTAAATTAATTCCATCTGCTTCCATTTTTTCTAATGTTTTTCTTGTGTACTCCAATGTGTAATCCTTATCTTTATAAGTAAAATTTATAACTTTAGCCATATTATTTTCCTCCATATTTAAACTACGAAAGGATTAACCTTCCGCAGTTGTTGATTTTGTTTCCCATGCCGGCGCATTTGTTGGTGTAATATATAAATTTGTTTCCAATATACTGTTAACTGCCATTGCTGGTAACCCCATAGCACTTGGTTGTCCAGTGAAGTAAACAGATTTTTCAAGTCTTGGATGTTTGATTTCAAACCATACTGCTTTGTTTGATTCACTGGCTGTTTTATATGCTTTTACCAGTGTATCCCATGCAGTACTTAATTCTTCGGTGTAGTTAGCCAAAAATGGTAATGCACCACCTAAATCCTTTAAGCCTTCGATATAAGTTTTGTACTCTGTTTCCTTTAAAACTGTAGTTTCCAATGTTTCAGGTTCAGGATTCATTTCAGGTACTTCCTTAATATCAGGAATTTCAATGTAATTTGTTGTTGGTCTAGTTCCAGCGCTAGCTTCTACAGCATATCCAACTGTTACACCAGCAGTATTTAACGCAACTCCCATATTTAATTTCCTCCTATTGAATTTACTTTTTTAAATCTTGCAATTCTTCTGTATATATCACTATCTGCACTTTTTATCGGCTGATTGAATGTTCTTAAATATCCATGCTTTACCAATACATCGTTGATAACAGCCACTATTTTCATGCATTCATCTTTACTATCAATACTTACAACTTCAATTTTGTAAGTTTCGATTGCGACGTTTTCATTTTCATTAAAAGTTGAATAATCAGTATTAATAATATTGTCGCTCTGCATTATACAGACAGCTGGAAACTTAGGAGGTGTATTAGATATTTCCTCACCAGTTATGTAAATATTATCAATGCCATATTCTTCACGTAATTTTGAAGCGACTACTTCAAATACATAACTTTCGTGATCTATCATTATCTAAACACCTCCCTAATAATCTTTTCCATTTTGTTATAACGGAGT